GCGGGCAGCGTGTAGTTGTTCGCGTTGTTGGCAACGCCGTCCAGCTTGGACTTGTCCTCCTTGCTCATCAGACCGTCGGCGCTGGTGGAGGCCTTGCCGGGAACGGTAGGGATGACGCCATCGGCGATCTTGGCGGCGGTCACAGCCTTGTCGGCCAGCTTGGCCGTGGACACCGAACCGTCCGCGATCTGCGCGGTTGCTCCACTGGAGTCCACCGGATTGCCGGAACCGTCCACCTCCTGCACCTCGACCACCGTATGCGGACCATCCGGCTTGACGCCGGTCGTCTTATGCACGAAAACAGTCGTAGCCATCACGCCCCCGTTCAGTCGGTGATGACCACGAACTTGGACTTGTCGCGCACGACGAAACCGACGTATGCCTCAAGCAGGATGCCGGTCATGTTGCGCTGCCACAGGTTCACCTGAGTGCCGCTAACGTTCACAGTCGCGTCGGTGGAAGCCTTCATGCGGATGCCGCCGACCGTGGCGAGGATCGCGTAATTCCAATCTCCGGCGATGCCGAGGATGTTCGGGCTTCCGGACTTGTACCCCCAATTGCTCTTGACCACGCGAGCGCCGAACATCATTCCAAGGTCGGCGGTCGAAGCGTTGTTGACGAGCAGCGGGCGGCCGTTCGCGTCGGTGGCCTGCAGGAACTTCGCCTGACCCTGCGGGCTCAGGGCGATGCCGTTCAGATTGCCACCGTGCTCAAGAACGGTCGTCGCGATCTTCACGAAGCTCGCGTAATCGCCCTTGCCGATGCTGACCTTCTGCGCGTCGGCCAGCGTGTCCATGCCGTCCGTGATAGGACGGTCGGTCTCCCCGGTAAGGAACGTCTTGTCCTCGGTCTCCGCGAAACCCTGAGACGCCTGAGACGTGATGGCGTTCCACAGGCGCGGCTTGTCGCGAGTGAACTCCTCGGACGCGAGGATGATCTTCGCGAGCTTGTACGGGATGATCTTCTTGCTGCCGATGGTCGGGCTGGATACCGGCTTCTCCTCGGTCTCGCCCACCCATCCTGCGGGGGTCGCGTTCCCGAGCGTGTCGATGACGCTTCCGTTGCCGGGGATGTCCATGCGACGCGCCAGCTGCGCGACGGCGGACTGCTTGACCGTCTCGGTCCAAATCTCGTTGGCCTGCGACGGTTCCAGATACACACCGGCCGAACCGGTGTTCAAATCAATAGCGGTCATACGACCACCTCCATTCGTTTGACGTGTTGTTGTTGTCAGATGCCGAACTGCGACAGTTTCCCGGCGAACAGCGCGGCGTTGATTGCGGTCTTGTTCCCGCCGTTCCCAGCCATCGCGCCTGCGAAATCCGGTGCAGGTTCAGGTTCCGACGTTGGTTCCGGTTCTGAGCCGAGGCCGGGCATGTCCTTGAGCAGCGCGTCGATGGCCTTCGTGATGGCCTTGTCGTCGCTGTCAGCGTCCACGCCGTCCAAAAGCCGGATGGCGGTCTTCGGATACCTGAGCTTGCCAGTGGCCAGACGTTCCACACGGGCCTCGTAGCGTTCGTGACGGAGCTGTTCGACCTGCTCTCGCAGCTGGTCGTTCTCCTTGACGAGTGCACGGTTCTCCCGGCGGAGTGACGTGAGCGCCCTCTTCCCGGCGTCCCCGAGTTTGTCCTCCGGATTTGGTTCCGGATCCGGTTCCGGCTCCGGTTTGGGTTCGGGTTCCGGCTCGTTGTGCTCAGGTTCCGCCTGAGCCTTCGGAGTCGGTTCCGCCGCCATCGGCTCCTGGACTGGGTCGACCGAATGAACGGTGATTCCTCCCTCTCCGGTGCCTGTTGTCGTCGTTACTGTCGTATCGGCCATTGCATGTCCTTTCCATCGCGGAGTGGATATGAAAAAGCCCGATGGGACATCGCGTCTCACCGGGACTTGTCAAAAAATGTTTGACGGCTAGAGTATCCAGCCGTAGTTGCGAAGCATCTGCCTCGGGTCGCGGCCAGTACGGTCGCAAATCTCATATATCGTTTCCGGCATCAACCTTGGCCGGTCGATGCGCGTGTACCGTCCGCCCTGTTTGACGTATCCGTTCGCATAGCCGGCTCGTATCATCCGCCACGCCGCTGCACCACGTTTCGTGGTGCCTTCGGTCGTGTATTTGATGCGACGCGAATAGAATTGGGCGGTTCGGACGGAGCCTTTACGCCTGTAGGCGTTGACCAGCTGGTTGAGGTCGGCTCCGTCGAGATAGGCGCGCACGTTCGCGCGGCTGCCAAGGATTCGAGCCAGTTCGCTCTCGTCGCCGGCGTCAACAAGGTCGTTCAGATAGCTGTATGGGTCGGCGTAGGCGTCATCCGGCACGTTCGTGCTCCAAGCCACAGTGCAATCACAGTTCGGATGCCGCTCGCCAGCGTTCGATGTGCCGGCCAAGATGACGCACCGGCCACAGCTCGGAGGATTCAACACGCGGACGGGACGCGCATCCGCATACCGTCCCTTCGCCGACACCATGCTCACCGAACGCTGCGTGTCGGCGAGACACGTCCGGGCGCGGGTGATGACACCCATCTCGATGCGATGCATCGCCACCTCGAACGGCAAACCATGCAGGATATCCGTCTTCGCCCCGATGAACGGTTCATGCAGGACACGAATCGTGTCATAGCCGTTGCCGTTCACGCCAATCCACTGCACCGAATCAGGCTCATAAGCGGGTTCGAACGTCATACCGTCGAAATCCTGCATGATCTGTGGCGTCGATTCGCCGGTATCCTCAATGGTCTCCCATTGGGCCAAGTCGAGCAGCGTGACGGCTTTGGGGAGGAAGTTGACGAACGTCATATCGATGTCGTTCGTCCTAACCTTCCTCCATAAGGATTCAAGCTGTCTGACGAGCCTGTTGCTGCGGGTTCGGAGCCGTTTGGACTCGTCCACCGCCGACTGAGGCACCACCTGTCCCGCCATCGTCACCGGCATCAGACACCTCCGGCTTCAACAGGGATTCGAGAGAGGCGTTTTCCTCTTCGTCCAACAGGCTGATGGCTCGTTCGATTTTCTCCGGCGACCATCCCAGTTCCTCCATCGCCATCCTGCGCGGCATAAGACCGTGACCGGACGAATCGGAGGCGGTGAACAGTTTCACGATGGCGTCGGCGCGCTGCGCGACGGTCGGCGTCGCCGGGTCATGCCACAGGGCTTCCGCGTTATCGAACCGGCTCATTGCCGATTCGCCGGCTGACAGGCCGGCGACGATGCGCAGCACGTCCACGGCCTGCCGTCCCAATGTGCGCTGGTCGCGTTCGATGCTTTTCACCAGCTTCGCCTCACGCGACCTGATGGCGTCCGCGGATGCGGCGTCGTCGGCTGCGAGGCCGAAGTAGTTCGGCGGCAGGCCCGTGACGCCGGACGCGAGTCGCGCGTACAGTTCCACCATGCGCTCGAAGTTCTCCATGCTGGAGCTGGAGAATTCGAACGTTTTGGCGTCCTTGTTCTTCAACGCCCAGATACGCCCGAAGTACGCTTCCCATGTGTCAAGCGGCTTGCCGTTCTCGTCCACGAAATCGCCCTTGGTCGCGCCAAGGACGCCTCGCTGCGGCACCGCATGGGTTTCCTGAGCTACCTGCGCGTTCGTCAAATCACGCGCACAGGCGTCGGTCAGGTCGATGACATCGGCGATGGCGGACGTGCCGCGTAGCCTAGGCCACTGACGGTGCATCGGAATCGTCGTGCGCGGATTGCGATACGCCGGGACAACCGGTATCACTCCCAAGGTGTTCGGCTCCGAGCGCACGATCTGATACGACTCGTTCAAAGTGTAGGTCGTGGTGCGAGTCCAGAAACGCCAACCAACCGCAGTCCAATGATCTATCGAATCCGCACGCCTGTACTGGCGCAGCGCGTAATCCACCATTCCGTCGAACGGACTCCGATGGACTGTGATATCGATGGGGCTGACATCCTCGATGAGGATTTCACCATCCTCCGTCTTGTCGATGACCTTGAAGCAGCGGCCGAACACCTCGAAATCAAGATAGGATTGCTGGTCCTCATCCAATCCGCAGCGACGCCACGTATCCCACGCGAACTCTGACAGTTGCTCATTGTCCGCGACACGGAATCCCTTCATGTCCAAACGATCCACACGGGATTCGGCCACGACGCGCGGCCAGTTCACGATGACGGTGAACCTGTGCAATTCCGGTGGAATCGCCAGACCAAGCTGGCGTAGATGCTGCTCGCCGTCGACATACCGGTCAAGCCGCTCATACACCGGCATGGACGCCACGATGACGTTGACCATATCGGTGAACACCTGCTGCTCACGCGAAGCCAATACCGGCATCCACACCACCACCAATCATCTGAACACGAACACGCGGTTGCCGCCATCCCCGTCCCAGCCCAGGGCGCGCATGTCCGAGGCGGCCTCGTGCGCGAGGATGTCGGCCATCGCAATGTCTATCTTCTGGTTCTCGCTCGGCTTGCCGAGCACATACTTGTCGCCGGGCTTGGCGACCTTGCGGGCGGCCATCATGTGCAGCTTCGCGGTGGCGTCCACCGAATGCGTGGTGCTGCCGTCCGCCGCGTCCTCCATGAAACGGGTCAACGCATCAAACATGCGGCCGACGCGGTTCGTCGGCCAGGGAACCACCACGTCCTCACCGTAGCGGAGCGCCCAATCATCCACCTGCGTCTCCCACGGATGCGGGTCGCAATAGAAACGCTGCACCTCATAACGGTCAAACAGTTCGGACACGCAGGCGTCCACCTCGCTACGGGGAATGCGGCCCTCCCACTCGTTCGGATTCCAGAACGCCGGCCGACGATCAGGCCCATACGTAGGCGTCCACCGCCACCCGTCCACGGTCTCCGCACGCAACGCCGTCCAGTCGCCCGACTGCGAGCCATCGAAACCCAGACATATCTCGGTGCCCGGCTCCGGCTCATCGCGGTCTAGTGCGGTGGAGTCGTAGAGCGCTTCCGGCATGTACGAGCCGAGACCCTGCACCAGCTCGCAGCCGAAGAACCGTCGCGCCTGCGTCGGGTCACGCTGCAGCAGCTCCACGCATGCCGACTCGATCGCATCCAAGTTCACCCAAGGACTGCCGGAGTACACGAATTCGAGTATCTTCCTCCGCTGCTCCTTGTCCATGAAATCAAGCTCAGGATCGTGCCTCGGGAAGTACTTCCAAATGTCCGTTGCTCGGCTCTCGTAGGTGGCCTGTCCGAAGCTCGCGTCCATCGGATCCCACGG